TTCCGGATCTGCGCTATTTCGATCCTTTCCGCCCATGGACAGGTAGTCCCTACGAATGTCCGCCAATATGTGCATCGCGGCTCCTGCGCATATGAGCATCTCAAACTCCTCTCCGCGGTGCTCCTCACGAATACTTGCGATCAACGCCTCCCTCAATTGAAAAGCCACTTTTCTCATGTTGATCACTCTCTTATCTGAAGTATTTTCCATACTCTCCTCCTTAATAGTTAAGATTTGTTGGTTCGAGAAAGCTATTCTTCTTAATCCGTATTGTTCTAGCTAACCAAAAATGCCCTGGTCCCGGTCTAAGGGCTGGCTGCCCACCGAGCCAACTCCAACCATCCTCCCATTGAAATAGCCATTCCGAGTATCCGCTAGGGTGCCATACCAGAAAGGCTGTTATTTCGTTATCTGTCCAGGAAACAGGTGGATAATAATAGACATCCTGGCCAGGCAACTTTTTCAGCTGCGTTTTGGCTAATACACAGCCTTCACGAAGATTTTTAGCCTGCTCTATATAGACTGCCCATACGGCTACCTCCTGTTCGTGAGGGCATAAACTCAGCCACTCTTTTACACCCCGAGCCCTTAGAAGGTACTCACGGTCGGACAGCTTCGCCTCATTTTTCCGATAGAGACGGGAATTGCTAAGATATTCTACGGTATATCTAACAACCCCGATTGCAGCTCTCCCCACGCGTCTTGATCCGCGGTTGGCCACAATAGCCAGCCCACGCCATGCGGGGTATAGCCCCCACGGTTCCAGGATCACTGCAGCCCGTTTCCGGACGGCCTTCGCCCATCTAGTGAATTTTTGAGGGGAGGGATGTTTAGCCGCTATCCCCCACAGATTTGCAGGGTTATGAGGAGAATGCACACCACGATGACTCGTGGTGTGCTTGATAAACCTAACCAGTTCGGGGATTTGTGCTGCTGTCCGCAACCAGCCCACGAAACGGGCTGCCTGCTCAATAAACTCCAAGTGGGTGTAGTGCTTTCCTTCACGGGAGAAAGACACCCATGGCCCCCACGTGGGAAGATTGTGTGGGAGCTGATGTCCTGTCATTCTTTCATACTCTCGGCAAGCTTCAGCCACAAGGGTCTCTAGCCCGTGGCGGTCCCACGACGGAAAGCGGGTCTGTTTGGTACTTTCCCACGCGAGTGTCTGCCGATCCCTCCCCTCTTCCACTATGTCACCATTAATGGGAATACTCGGGTTTCTCATAACCTTCTCCCTTCTATGTCTTATATGAATTTGATCATTAGCATTCGGAATTATTTTTATCGCTTTCTAAAATTATTTTAAAAATTGGTTTGGATAGACTAATATTTTCGTGTTCATTAATAATCCAATTTTTATTTTTCAAGAATTTTTTTAAAAACTTTTCATCGAGTAGAAAAAATCTTTTTCTTATACGAAGCATTCTTTCTGGATAAGAATATACTATTGTTATATGTCTTTTATGAAAAACACGATGTGGTGGTGATACAATTTCATATTCTATTTTTTCGTCTGGAAAATCCAAAATATCACTAAAAATATTATAGTTTTCCAAAAAAAGAGTTTTATAAATAATTTTTTTATCGATACTGTGTTTTTTATTTTCTAATATTTTTGCAAATAGATAAATATAAATATTTTTCATATATAATTCAACACATTCTAATAAATATATTTTTCCTTTTTCCAATTTTTCTAATGGAACGACGGAGAGATATTTCATAAAATCATCACACCTATTCAAATTATATTTTAGATTTGTTTTTTAATTGTAAAATATTTTTTCCTGTAGTGAAGAAATTTTCTATTTTACAAAGTCCACATATGTTATATCGCAATTTTCAAAATTAAAATTATTTGAATTCAAAAGATCAAAAACTCCACCATCGAATTTACAATAATTGGATGTAGTTTTTATAGCCTCTGATTTTATAAATCTAAAATCTACAAAAAAAGATTTTTCAAATACTACCGTATTGAATAGAGATTTCTCAAATATAATAGTGAAAAATCTCGTATCTGAAATTTTTGTTTCTGATGTTGTCAAATTTAAAAAATTACATTTAAAAAATTTTGTCAATATAACACTTGAGACCTTTAAAAAACTATTATTTATAATTAGTTCTTTTATTTCGCAATTTTTAATATCTCCCATTAGAAAATATAACATTTCGCAATTCACATCAAAAATAATACTGTCGATAATTTTTGTTTCAATAAACCAAGAGTTAAAAAAATTTGTTTGAAATATTGATGATTTTTGTATTTTTGTTGCAAGTGTGTGCAACGAAATAAAATTAATTTTAAAAAATTTTGTTGATTCTATTTCAGAATTATTCATATGAATATTTTCTATTTCCAAATGCTCGATTTTACAATTATTTATATCTATATTATTAAAATAAATATCTAATATGTTTGAATCAACAAAATCACAGTTATCTATTTTTGTATCTTGAACTTCAGATTGTTTGAAAACTAAATCATAGAAAATACAATTTTCCAAGTTTGAATTATATATTTCTATATTGAAAAAATGACAGGTATTAAAATTACATGAAAGGAAAGTTGTATTTTTCAGAGAAGTATTTTTAATACAAATATTTTCAAAATTTATATTTTTAAACACCACATTTTCAAAAATTATGTTATCGAAATTCATGTTTTTGATGGTCATATTTAAAAATGTTTTGTTTTTATATATTCTTTGTTTTTCTGGTTTACTAAAAAACAAATTATAAGTATTTTTCATAAAATTGCCGCCAATACTTTCCAACGCTCCCATTATTATGTTTCTCCTTTAGAAATAAATGATTAAAAAATAGTTTTAATGTTGTTTTTGTTGTAAAAACAGAACAAATTTTAAAATAACCAAAAAGGAAAAAGGCAATGTTTGATGATTCTAAAGATGTGGTCGAATGTCAGATCTGTAAAAAACAGTTTAAAGCAATTACTCCACGACATTTGTTAAAGTATCACGATATGACAATACAAGAATATCGAGAACAATTTCCAGACAGCCCTATTCGTTTTCAAAAAGATAAGAATGTTGAAGAAGAATCTCCATTAAAAGAAATTGAAAATATTTCCAAACCAGAAATTGAAATTTTTGAAGAAGAATCTCCATTAAAAGAAATTGAAAATATTTCCAAACCAGAAATTGAAATTTTTGAAGAAAATTTTATCAATGAAAATTCCGTATGGGAAGATATAAAAAAGTCAAAAATAAAAAGAGTACCGATTCGTCCGGTGGTTAATAATGATAATAAAAACGAGATATTTATGAAATTAAAAATATATTTTCCAAACCTTGAAAATAATTATAAAATTATTTTAAAAGATAAAATACATCCACATAAAAATATTACCATACATGAATTTATTTTGGATATGGCCGACCCAATAGAAAAAATAGGATTTTCATTTGCAAAATCATTTTGGGGAAATCCAGAACCACTAGGAATAAATAGAAATAAAATTCTTGAAGAATATGGGTGGAAAATAATAACAATAAAACAGAATGTTTCAGATATACATCTCGTATTTATGGAAATTTTAAATAAAATAAAGAAATAAATAAGAAATTATTTCTTCCAGGAATTTATATATTTAGAAAAAATTTTTTTAATGTCAAAAATTAATTTTTCAAGGAGATTGATTAATTAAATGTCAAATATTTATCCCTTACAGCAAAGAACAATAGATAGTTATGAATCTTATAATTCAAATGTGGTAAATAGAATTACAAGAATGGTAACTCTCGGTGAAAACGTAATGCTTGCACCAAATTTTATAGATGTTCTATGGGACTCGACTTCCATTTCAGAACTCACCGTTACACCAGGAAAATGCGTAAAGGACGATGTGATTATAGAACTGACTGACTATTTTTCAGTGGATATGACTGTTTCTGATTTTTATATCACACCAGAAGAGCCATATTGGAATGAAGTTGGGTATTATTATATTGTTTTGGAATATATTTATTTGAAATCCAGACCTGCGCCCAGAGCATCAATCCGGATTATAAAACCTTCTCAGCACGGGCTTTTCACGGAAGCAAGGTATCTTTTTCTAAAAGCGGTGCGTGTTGTTTTTGAAGGCGGAATTTTTAAAATTGTTTCTGTTCATGATTGGAATCCAAATGATATTTCTGTAATGAGAAAATATCCTTTGAATTATGCTGGTATTTTTGATGTTTTGCCAGAATGGGATGATAAATATATCGGCGTAGTTGTTTATATTACATCCACAGAAAACTTTTATTGGGGCACTGCTAGTGGTTGGCAAGATTTTTCTCATATCAAAGCAGCAGCAGATACATCTGAATGTGCCGTTGGAGAATTAGCATATTTGGTTTCCGATGGAAACATGAAAGTTCTTCCAGCAATTGCTACGTCGCATTCCACAATGGCGTCGTGTTGTGTTCTTTCTGTAGGATCGGTTGGTGGTCTAGGTTTGGTTCGTTTGTATGGTTATGTAGAAAACGTTTTGGCCGAATCAGGAACAGAAATTAAATGTGGGCATGTTTTATATTTATCGGATCAGGAGGCCGGAAGAGTTACAAATCTTCTTCCTCTTTCTCATGTACAATCTGTAGGATGGGCATTGACAGATATTGATGAGGAAGGAAAATTAAATATTTGGTTTGCTCCTGGTTCTATTGGTTCGTGTTGTGATGATGGGGCACATAGTGATATTTATCAAGATCTTCTTTCTGGTTCCATTTTTACGCATATTACATCAGATTCTTTTAGAAACTATGTATTTTATGATGAACTTCGTTCAACAACCAGTCATGATGTTTTCGATGGAAAATTAAATGGAAGTAATGGGGATGTTTTTTATTCTGATAATCTTATTGCAGATGATTTTGATGGAACCTGCGTAACCCACTGTCAAATATCTGCAAATTGTGAAAACGAAGAAAATTTAGTTTGGAGTGTGAGTAATAATGGATCTACTGATGATGATTGGGAATCATTGAATCTAAATGAAATTCATATTTTTAGTTCGCATAACATTGAAATTACAGGAAAAACAGACGATTTTATAATTGGAGAACGAATAGTTGGTGATGTCAGTGGAAACGCTGGATATGTAAATATGGATTATACCACATATCTTCTTATCAGAGATGTTGAAGGAACAGGCTCGTTTTCTCCTGGAGAAACAATTATTGGACAAGAATCTGGAGCAAGTGCCACCTTTTCATCACAAACTTTGAGAGATGATTTTGTGGATCTTCGTGTACGATGTGATTTTCTCGATACTGCATCTATTTATGACTACGGTATTCTATATGAAATAGATGGTTCATTACAAGAATTTATAGATAATCGCCTCATCAATATTGAAACTCTTTACGCTGATCTATATTCAATTCCTTCAATAGATAATGATGGATTAGCAAATCTTCCAGTTCCGATTCAAACATGCAAATCTAATCTTCAACTATTTGTTGGTTCTCCTAACGATTCTGCAATTCAGCCGAATTATGATTCGTTGCGTCATATCACACAAAGTCAAAGTTTGAAACAGTCAATAGAAAAAATCGATTCGATTCTTCCAATTAGTAATGTTTCTAGAACAACCACAGGAGAATCGACACCGAGTGTTATTTCCGTAGATGGAAAACAGCTTGGTATTCTACTTACAAATAACTCTGGGAGCACGACAATCACCAATTTTCTCGGAGGAGTAGATTTTCAAATCCTAATTATTATTTTTGGCGATGGAAATACCACTGTTCAGAGTGGAGCAAATATAAAATTAAATGGTCTTTCGAATATGATCGGCGCAACAAATGATACTCTTACATTAATTTACACCGGAAGTCTTTGGGTCGAACTTTCTAGAAGTGTGAATAATTCATAATTTTATAAGGGAGTCAAAAATACATGGCATTTTATAAAAGAAAAAATATAAATCAAGGAAAAATTGTCCATACTGGAGCAGATTTTAATAAGAATTTGAGAAAACCCAAAGATACTTTTCATGTAGTTACAACTGACGATGCGACATCTCTAATAATTCCAACAGGGTTTCAATATAATATTGGAACAAACGAACTAGAGGTTTATGTCAATGGTGTTTTTCAAAGAGTGAAAGAGATGGCTTCAGATGGTCATATTTATGGAGATTATGAAGAGATTACGAACTTTGCTGTAAAATTCGATGATGGAATTATTTCCGAAGCAGATAAAATCCGCTTTAGAGTAACCGGATCAGCATATGATTATTCAAACGCAAATATTCTAAATATTCAACAACTTGCGAAAGATTTTTATGGAAGAGAAATTTCTGGGAGCCATTTGCTTAGAAATAATGGACAATCACTTTCTCCGTCACATGTCATGGCAACAATTTATGGGAGTGAATATGTTGGAGAATATGAATATAGACATGAGGGAACACTTCAAGCAGCAATTGATGATTTAGGAGATTCTAGAAGAGTTCTTTTTCTCTGTTTTGGAGAATGGCTAATAAGAGAAAATATTACAATCCCCGCAAATATCACACTAAAATTTGATCGCGGAGCATATTTAAATATTCAGAGTGGAAAAACTGTAACATTTGAAGGTGATATTGATGCATTAAAAACAAGATTGTTTTTTGGGGATGGTTCAGTGGTTTTTAATGAAAAAATCACTATATATCCTCAGTGGTGGATTCCTTTCGATGTTTTACGAAACGAAGAAGACGCATCCGAATACGTTCAGAAATGTATAGATTCTCTTCCAAATGGCGGAACTATTCTTTTTGAAGAATCAACAATTGTAGCAAACGGACTAGTTGTTTCAAATGATTATTTGACAATTCATCTTGGAAATGGATCTATCCTAAAAGCAGCAGGTCGCGGAGACGGATCAATACCAGAAAATATTATATATTGTAATGGCTCGTATTTTTCTCTTATTGGTCCTGGTATTTTAGATGGAGGATTAGAAACACCAGAGCGGGGATGGAAAGGCCATGCCATTTCTATCAATTGTACAAATAAAGACGTAATGGGAGTAACAATAGATGGTGTAACATTTTTGAATGTTCCGAACTCCAGAAGATTAACACTTTCATCAAAAACAGGAACTTTTACAAAGGGCGAAATGGTTGTTGGGCAAGTTTCTGGAAGTTATGCATATGTGAATACTGAAACCGTTGGTGGTGGAGGTGAGTTATATTTATATGTTATTGCTCCTAGTGGTGATTTTAATATTGGCGAACAAATAATCGGTGATATTTCGGACACAACTGGTGTTACAGCAACGGCATTGACTGGTGTTCAGAAGGGAGATGGAATTTATATCGGAGGAGAATCATCAGAACCAAATCCCATCACTACCAATACTGATATTCGAATTAATAACTGTTATTTTGAAAATATTGGAAGAAACCCGATTTCAGTAACTAATGGGTCCAATGTTTTGATATCGAATAATATTATAAGAAATTATGGTCAAAGCGGAGTAGATTGTGAAAAAGGCGGATCTGAAAGACAGACTGTTTCACAAATAATTATTTCTTCAAATTCTTTTTCTGATGGAATGCGAGCTGTCGATGGTTTAGGAACAAAACTCGTCATTTCTGGGAATGTTATTAATAATATGTCACAGAATGGAATTTTATTTCCCGCTAGAGCAGACGAATGTATTGTTTCTAACAATGTTTTAAAAACAATTGGAACCGTAGGAATTCAAGTGGCCGCTAGTGGTGGATCAAATATTATTTGTGATAACTCTATTACAGAAACTGGTTCATACGGAATTCGGACAAATGCCTCATATACTGTTATTACTGGAAATAAGATTACCAATGCTGGAAATTTTGCAATTATGACAACTGTAGGCTATAACGAAGTTTCAAATAATTATATTATTTATAAATCTTCAACAGCAAACCAATGTATAAATGCATCTGGTCCAGCCAATATTATTCAAGGAAATCAAATAATTGTTGATTCGGTAGGAATGTCTGTGAATGAAGGTATTGGTTTGACTGGAACTCCAGGCGGATATAATTTTGTGGCAAATAATTATATTATTATGCTCAGTGGTTCAATATACGATGCAATTGCGTGTAATTCTACAGGAAATAATCTTCTCGTTTATAATCGACTTCCAACCACATTTACACACGCTGAATATGGTGGAACTGTTGATACAGACAAAATTGTTTCTACTACTAATAGGACAAATATTGCATTCTCAAGTGGAACATCGATAAATGCGAATCTTACTGGTAATATAATTACAAATACTACCACAGTTGGTTCAGCAATTACACTGACTCTTCCCACAGCGAATGATAATTTAGAATTTACTTTTAAAAACATAAGCGCAACATACAATCTCGTAATAAACAAACCCGGCGGAACAACACAAGCAACTCTAGTTCCAAAAGCATGTGTAACACTAAGAGCGATTGCCAGCGGTTGGAGAGTTCTTTCGTATTACGAACCTTCAGAATTCACAACTCCACCAGAACCAGGAGGAGCATAAATTATTTTTTTAAATAGGATTTAAATATTAGTGGAAAAACAGCTTGATAAAGGCGACCTTTTTCTTTTGATGGAATCATATAAAAATATGATTGAATTAAACAGGACATTATTAGAACAACAAAAACAAATGATTACCCAAATAAACTCTCTTGTCGAGAGCCAAAAAAATTTATGTGATAATATTGTCCGAGTTTTAAATGATTCCAATATGAAATTCGGTGAAATAGAAAGAGATCTTACGGAAATAATATCATCGAATAAAGAATTAATAAAAAATGTAAATGAAAAAATGATTTTAAGCTCAAAAACAAATAGTGATTTAAATAATAAACTCAATATGATGTGGTTAGGGTTTAGTGCAATTATAATCCCAATGATTGCACTTGTTTTAAAAGCATTTGAAAAGTTCGATATGCTAAATAAAATCTATGAACTTGTTCAGAAATAATTTTTATTTTGTTGATTTTTTTATGTTGGAAATATCGGAGAAAAAAAATGTGTAATGAATTTAGAAAAAAAATAATCGTTTCCTTTTTAAATGATCAGTTGTTTAATACTTGTTTGGTAAAAAATTTTCACAATGACCAGAACAGTGTTTTTGTATTTCAGAATATAGATGATTTTGAAAAGAATTTCTCTGAAAACGATGTCGATATTTTTATTTTAGATCAAGTAGATTTTATAAAATCTAAAGAAAAAATAATTAAAAAAGTAATAGATACACACAAACATTCTATTTTTCTATTTTGTTGTACAGAATTTTTCAATTTCAATATTTTCAAGGAATTAAAAAATATTGTTTATGATTTTTTTCATCCAAATTTTCCAACAAATGTTTTAGTAAATCGATTAAATATCCTTCTAAGAATAGAACGACCCAAAATCAATTTTTCAAATGATGATAAAAATATTATTCTACACTCCTTGTGGAATATAATAAAACATTCTTCTTTTTATTTTTTGGTTCTTGGAAACGACATGAAAATAAGATTGTGTAATGATTCTCTTTGTAGCGCATTGGGATATTCATCTCCAAAAGAACTTTTAAATAAAAACTGGTCTGAGTTTTTACAGTCCGATATGATAGAAGTTATTCATTATATTTCAAAAAAAGTTCAGGAAGGTGATAATAATTACCAAGAATTTACAAATGACATTATCACTAGGGACAAAAAAAAGATTTTAGTAAAATGGTTCAATTGTAAAATAAATAATGGACAGACAGGAATTTTGTCATTAGGTGTTCCAATTGAATATAATGAAAGTACATATACTAATATTGATTCATTACGTCATTTTTATAGAAATGTAGTAGAAGCCGATAGGAAACTAATAGAATCAATAAAAGAAATTGTAAATTCTCAACAAATTATTCCATTGGATTTGGAAATTTCTCCAAAAATTATAAAAGGATGCGAATTAATATGAAAACAAAAAATATTCTTGAAAATTTCATAAGAGTTTTTAATGAGGAAACCGAAAAAGTTCGAATTCCTTTTGAAAAGGGATCGTTGGGTTTGAGTTTAGATGATTCTATAGAAAAATATAAAGAAAAAATCGAATCCAAAGAAAGTACTTGGGAGGAGATGTCTAAACAACTAAATACATTGGTAATTTTCAATAAGAGAAAACATCCAGATGTTGCGCAGAAAGCAAGAAATTTAAGAAAAAAAATAGCTGCGTGGATTGAAGAAAAAAGAGAAAAAGATCAAGAATTTGGGAAACTGTTCTCAATAACAAATAAATAAAAGGTTATTTGCACAATGAAACAAGAAGAGAAAAAAAACAATCTTTATCGTGTTAATTTTAATATTTTAAAAAAATTACCATCTTGGTTTGTAAGAAGTTTTTCCTGGCCAACATATTATTATATGGAATGTCTGAATGATTTTGAAATAATTGAAGATAGAGAAAGGTTTGTCGAAGGATATTCGTTCATTTGTAAAAATTGTGGAAAACCATGTTATTGTAGAATGGATGGTGCAGAACGACACAGGGCTTTTTTGGTAGTAACGATTATTTGTCGTATTGGGTGTGGTAAAACTTGGAAATTAGATCAAATTCAGCCTCTTTGGGAGTTGACATTCGAAGATTGGGAAACTGATGTGGAAAATAAAAATATTGATACGCATAACACAAAACCAAAAAATTAATGTTTTTGTATAATATAGAGAAAGGGTGATAAAATTATTATGAAATATCTTTTACATTTTGAATGTGATTATTGTGGCTATAAATGGCAAATTTCTGCAAATTCTATCATCGACACTTTGGAAGATTTGCGCGAAACAGGATGCCCAAAAAATTGTAGTAATGCTGGTACAATAAAACTCACCAAACATGAATTTAAAGAGGATTTGGTCGCATCTGAAATGATACACGAGGGTTTTGCCAAAGTGGAGGTTTTCTAACTTGTCGTTTATATTTACTATATTAGATTCTTTTTTAGAGAAAATAAATAAAGAAAAAAATTTATTAGAAAAACTCTCGGAATTCAAAAAAATTTTGAAATTTAAAAATCAAAAAGATTTAAAAAATGGTTTGACTAAATTCACAGAAATTCCATTCGATCATGTATTTCTATTTATGTTTGACAATGGAGATACTATAAAAATTTTTCATACTATTGGGATGAAATTCAATATTGATATATATTTTTATGATTCTGATAAAAAATTTATTAATAAAAAACTAAATTGCCCTCCAGGAATAAAAGAAATCTCTTCCATATTTCCTTGTAAATATGTTTTAGAGTGCCGTTCGAGAGAATAATAAATACTCCACTTGCGCAGAACAAATATAAAACAAGAAAATTGGGGTATTTAAAATATTATGTCTTATCCTAAAAATTCTGCTTTTATCCCGGAATTACAGTATTGGTTTTCTGTTTTTTCTAGAAATGAAAGCAAATTAAATAAAACCGGGGTTGGATATTGTAATATTATTCCGAGGGAATCCCTTCCAGAAGACTCTTTTATAGAACTTCTTTTCAATGAAAATTGGAAAAAATTTTCATATTCCTATAAATATAAAAGAATAGAAAATAAACAATATTGGCCGTTTACAGTCAGAACCAGATTGAGTGTTTATTCGAATTTTTCAAGATATTTTATATCTGGAAAAACATCAGAATTTTCTTTGAATATTTTTAATTTACATTTGGATGATATTTTATTACTAAATAAATTATTAGAATATCGATTGGTTTTTAATTCTATGATTCCAGAAAGGGAATTTCCTTTTTGGGAATATAGAAGATATTCATGGGAAGATTATGAATATGAAGAATGGACAGATACCACTTCTTATTTGTGGGAAGATATTTTTTTCAATATTTTATTTGAAGATCTGGAAACTCCTCTATCAAAATTGATTTTTTTATATTTAGATTTCAAAATCTATGGGAATTTTGAAAATTATAATAATGATATCATAATTTCTGATGTAGATACACCAAATCATATTTTATGTAAATGTTTTGAACTTTTTCTTTTAGATACTTATTTTAAAAATTCTTTAGAGAACGTTGTTTTTTAATGGAGAAAAAATATTAGATGTTCACACAGAATGATTTTTGGAAAATATTGGAATTATTAACAAAAGGAGAAGTAGAGGATTTAGATACCATCACAAAAGCAATTGCTGAAAGTGAAAGATCGAAAACTCAGTCATATTTCGAAACAATAGTAGATCAGATTTGTTTCAGGACTAGCGATCAATTGCGGCTTCGTGAATTGTTAATAAATTGGTATTCCTCTATAAAATCTTTAATCACAATTTCCAAATCATCTTCTGATGTTTTCTCGTTGCCTTCTGCGTATTTGGATGAACTTTTTAGAAGTTTTGGTTATCCTTGTAATTTAGACCGATTGACAAATCTAACAAAAGCATATTTTTTTCTCGATCTTGTCAATATGTATAAAGTCAAGGGGACACCTTTCGATCTTTATAAAGTTTTGAATTATTATGGTTTGGGTGAAATAGATATTGTTGAATTTTGGTTGATGAAAAACGAGAAAAGTAATCTTGTTTTCAGAGCAAAAGAAGTATATCCAGACAGTAATATTTATAAAATTCCCGTTACAGATATTCCATTTGAAACTCTTATAAAAAATGATCCTCATTGGCTTTTAACAAAAGAAACAATTCTGAGAAAAAATAAAACATCTATAATAAATCTTCCTTCTAAAAGTCCATATTTTGCCATTCGTGCTAGAAATTTGATTACAAATCTTTTAAAGGGCATTCTTGTTTTAATGAATGAACTTCATAAAGAATATGAAGAGTGGGAATCTACAGGAACACTGGAAATTAGAGATATTGAAATTACGCATTTGAAAATTCGTGTTTCCCTTTTGGAATTGTTTTTATCGTGCTGTTATATTTTCAAAAAAATGTATGACGAAAAATATGGAAGCGATAAAATAATCGATCTGAGTAGATATCTTTGTTATAATGGCGAATTAACAGATTTTAATGATATTTATCAGGAATATGATTCATATATCTATACACGGCCCAATACTAGGACAGAACAAAAAGAAAAACTAGAAGAATTCACAAATCTTTTTTATCGTCCGATGACTGAAAACTTTCTTCGATCAGATACCAATATTGGCGATCTCCTATATCAAATAAATCCATCATTAAAATTAACACTAGATGAATGGCCCGATTTTGATCGTCAAACCATTCTTTTTTCATATTTAATAAATGATCTTTCGGATTGGTTAAAATATACTGCAAATATGGATTCTCCATATTTAACAAATTGGATTTATGGTAATATTTTCGATGATTTAAAAGAAGTAATAAATTTTTTCAAACCATATCGAGCTAGATTGGCAGGAATTCTTGACACTCTTCTTTTTGATGCAAGACTGGGAAATACAATTATTGTTGAAGATGATCTCAAAAAAATAGAAGTCACTCAAAGAATTGTAGATTTTAATACTCCGAATAGTATTCCTTGTTGTATATACCCAGAAATGGAGTGTGAAGATTCTACTGCTACTTTTTATTCAAGAGAAACATATGATTGTGGATCAAAATTCGATATTGGAAGTTGTGATGATCGTGCAGATTATGATTTTAATATTACAGAAGAAATTTATGATGTTTATATTTGTCGTCCATATGATGAACAATATTATGTTGGTGGTGGTGTAGTAAGAAATTATTTTTATCCGCCTCCTTCATCTTAAATTTTTTTAAGGAGAATCTAAAATGCCAAATTTCCCTAATGATTGGGGAAGACGATGTAGAATTCGAATAGATTATAATAGAGTAAGAGGAAACCCAACTAATTTCCCTGTTTTATTGACGAAAGAATGTCTCCCTACCGAATTATTGGATTCTTTGGATGAAAATTGTGCAAAATCAGATGGGTCCGATATTCGTTTTACATTAGATAAAGCAGGAACAACAAAACTTCCTCGCGAGATTTGTTATTTCCGTCTTGGTGACGATACTACTAGTGGGTCTGCAAGAATTATTGTTTTGGTTCCAACGCTTTCTTCTTCTGAAATAACGAATATTTATATTTGGTATAAATGTCCGACTGCAATAGAACCATTGCCAACAAATTCAAGCGGGAAATATGCAGTTTGGAATGAAAAATTTATTGGTGTTTGGCATTTAGTAAAAGACGAAAACGATAGTACTGAAAGAGCAAATCATCTCGTTGTTGCAGATCAAATTCCGAGGATTACAGAAGGAGAATTTACAAATTTTTCTTCAAATGAATATTTTTATATTCCTAGTTTTTCTGATTTTAATCTTTCAGAATTAACAACACTTGCTGTAATTGCAGTAAATGATACAGAAAAAACAAATGTTATAAATTCAAAAGGACCAACATATTCCTGGATTTATAATTGGGTATTTCAAGTAGAACAAAAAAAAATTACAATAAAACACGTAAGACCTCTCGAAGAAACCACATGGGAAGATTTAGTTGAATTTTCCTGGGAAGATACTACAGCCGCATCCTGGTATGATGATGACGATGTGGATATTCAATGTTTTGGTGAAACAGATATTCTAAATTCGATTTTTTATGGTTGTGGTGGGACGAAAAATACACTTCAATCAAAAATATTTTTGAATGGTAGTTTAGATGGTTCTCTTAATCGTGAAGAAGAATTACCCATAACTAGTGAACCTTTTGGTCTTGGAGCACTTCATCATAATACTGAAGGGTGGATCGAGGAAACTAAATTTAATGGAAAAATGAGACATGTAATGTTAGCCAATGAAGTTTTAGATGATGATTGGGTAAAAACATGGACATTTAATTATAAATATCCAAATTGGTTTTCTTTTCCCGCAATTTCCTTGAATCCAGATGAAGACGAACCAATTCCACCAGACATAGAGTATGAAGAATTTTATTTTCAATATGGTGGTTTTGTAAATTTTGATGAAGGCGGAACATTTGAATGTGTTGGTGGGAACGACCTATGCCAAATTTTTATTGATGATCATAGTTTAGATGAAGTTCCTGTCGATGACAGTACTGGTTATTATGAAGGAGAAGAAGAAGGACCGCTTCTATCTCTATCTCCTCCAGATCTTCCATTTTTACAATTCCCGGAATTTTGGTATGAAGATGGTTCTCCTGGAATAGGAGATATTACATATGGAGATGGATCAAATTTTTATATTGTCAGTGGATTTTTCCATTCTGCCGAAGAGGCAGAAGCTGCAACATATGGAGAATATTCTTCAGAAACAACAGTAGATTCTTTAATCCCGTCCTGGGGTTCGACTCCAATGGTTGATCAATGGGGATGTTTTGTTGTTGTTGGGGATTCTCCATATAAAGATTATAGATATTATAATTATTTATTTGTATATCCTCCAATAAATACAGAATCACCACTCACATATAAAGAAGAATATATAAAACAAATTCAATTAATTATGACAGATAGACATACTGATGATCCTTCGCCATATTGGCATATAAATTCATATTCTCATCTTACAACAGGCATTGGAATCCCGCATTCATATGAATATGATTATGAATTTGATTATTTAGAATATGTAATTTCTGGGTTTTATCTAACGGCCGAAGACGCTGAAGCTGCAGCAAATTTGTTTGGTGGAGTTGTTCAGACCGATCTTGGATTTAATGGAGATGTTTATAAATCAATTGCTGGAAAAACATTGATGTTATATTTAGGATTTTGGGATGCTACAAAATGGAATGCATATTGTTCTGTAGGAACATATATGGATGGTGATAAGGAAGTGACAATTTGTAGATTTTTTGTGTATCCATTAGATCCAGATTTAGCAATTCTCTATTTACGACCAATTGAAAATTTTATTTCTATTCCTGCGCCAAAAAATATTTCTAGAAGACTTATTTCCAGACCTCCTACGAAATGGATTTCTCCAGACACTCCAAAATGGGGAATATATGGTGGAATTATGCAGGGAGATAACAATGCTGAAACCGGATATATTTTTAATTTTTATGAAAACGGACCAGACGCATTCGATGGATTCAATGAATTCAGATATACCCCGCCATTAGACGATATTCCTGATGGGTATGGAGCCGATCCATACGATATTTATGATTGGGAATATTATTGGGATGAAGAACAGTGGATGGTATATGTAAATAGAATTGAAACCTCATTTGGTTTTAATATTATGGCATATCATATATATCCATACCCTGGATCAGAAAATGAAAATTACCTGATAGATTTGGATTATTTAAAACCGAGTACTTGGATATAATAATTTCAATTTTTGGGATTTTTCCCGCTCCCTAAAATTAAAAATGAAAAGGAAAAAATAATGACGAAAGAAAATATCATAAATATGAAAAAAACGAATCCCAAAATGAGCTATTCAAAAATCGCAGAAAATTTAAAAATTTCAAAATCTTATGTTGGAAAAGTTTTAAAAAAAAATAAAGATTGGGATATAACAGAACTATTTATTTCGGATATACATATTCCATACCATAACCAACAATCCATCGAAACAGTGTACAGATATACAGAAAAATTAAAACCAAATATTATTTTTTTAGGTGGAGATATTATAGATTTTCATACTATTAGTTTTTGGAATAAAAATCCAACCGCCTTTTCGGTCGTAGAAGAAATAAAACAAACAAAACTTTTCTTAAAGGAATTGAGACATAGGTATCCAACACAAAAAATTTATTATTTGGAGGGAAACCACGAAATGCGTTTGAAATGTTATATTTCAACGCGGGCATATGAATTATTTGGATTGGAACAATTGGAACTTCCACAATTATTAGATTTTCAAGAATATAATATAAAATACATTCCAAGCATAGATTATATTCAAAATAATGGAATGCCATTTAAAATAGGGAATTTATATCATCTTCATGGACATGAAATTCGAATGAGTTTTAGAGCAGTTTCTTTGGCAAGAAATGCATATTTGAATTTATTAGATAATTGTATATTGAGTCATTTTCATCGTTCGGACGAATGGATGCAAAAAACAATAAATAACAAAATTCAATTTTGTTATGTGATGGGATGTTTATGTAATTTAGAAGCAGAATATATGCCAATAAATAATTGGAATCATGGTTTTGGAATCATTCGATATAATAGATATGGAAATTTTCTAGTGGAGAATAAAAAAATAATAAACAACCTCGTAATTTAATTTTTAAAGGAAAAATAAAATGGATATACTTCAGGAATATTTAAATTTTTTAAACGAGGGGAAGAAAACAACTCTAACAAAAGTCACTAGGCAGGCAAAAATAAAAAGAGCAATTGGATCTCTTTCCTCCCAAGAAGCCAAAAAAAATAAAGATCCATTATATAAAAAGATGATATTTCACCGAGATATGTATAAAAAATTAAAATTACAAATAAGAAAAAAATATCAGAGTCGGGTGAGATCAAGAGCATTTAAATAAATTTTTTAGTCAAAAAAAGAACAAATATTAAAAATTTTAGAAAACGCGGGGATAGTTTAAGGGTCAGAATATCAATCTTCCAGATTGAAGATAGTGGTTCAAATCCACTTTCCCGCTCCATCTATATATCGGAGATTAAAAGGAAAATCAAATGCCTACAAAAATAATAAAAATCGAAGATCATTATGGAAAAGAGTGTTTAAGAGATTCATTTACCATGAAAAATAGAAAAGACAACGGACGACCTGCAGGATTTGTCGAGATATATGAAACTAATAATGAAACAGAAATTAAAAAATTATTAGGAAAACATAATTTAGTGGTATATCAAGGAAGAGAACAAATCGGACAAAGATTACTTGGAATAAAGAATCCAAATATTCCACAAGAAGTAAATGAATTTGTTTGTTGGTTTGGGCTTGGTTCTGGAGGAGTTACAGAATCAAATCCATTTGATCCAATATCTCCTACAAATCAAGATTTAGATTTGAATGAACCCGTAATGATAAATGAAACCGATCCATTATGCGGAGATTTTCAAGTAGATGGATATTATAAACATCCATTTGATTCTGTCGAAACAGAACAAGATCACGAAAACGATGAAAAATATTTAATATGGAAAATAATTGTGACCGTAGATGTTGATGATGCAAATGATAATATAATCAGTGAAGCAGGACTTTATACCGCATCGAATTCTTCTGGTGGTTATGATGGAAATTTTCATTTGTATGCCAGAGTGACATTTCCTGCACTTGTCAAAACATCTTTGAGATCGTTTATATTTGTTTGGTATTTATTTTTTTAAAAAACACACAAAAAAAAATTCCCATATGATTATAATTTAATCAATCATATGGGAATTTTTTTTTATTTTTTGCATTCGTCCCCCCCGCCGGTCACGAGGCACACACATACGTCTTTGCAAACACACATACGTACATACATACCAACGGACGGACAAACATACATATTTGAAGGGGAGAGTGGCCACCCCTCTTTTTTTAACAGATCAGCTTCCACCCAATGGAGGAGACTGTCTTGATCAGCCTCACCCCTCCCTTGCCGTCAGGGACCTCTTTCGAGATCCTCTGATCGTTGTGAAAAGCCCATACTACAGGCTTTTCCTCGTCCCTGGCGTTGGCCAACTTGGCCATTAGCGCGGGAATAGGGGAAGCGACCGCTAGATGGCAGCATCCCTCTTGTCGAAGGGACACTGTCAAATTACTAATTTCCTCCAAATTCCACCCATCAGTGGGGACCGGCAAAATGCCCCAGCCCCCACACCCGAAGTTGCTGTCAAGCAAATCAAACTGTTCAGGGAACAACCCGTGATTCTCATTGAGAACTACCATCGCCTTCTTCATTTTCTACTCCTTCTCCTCTGGGTCGTCTTCACATACTTGCCATATTATCCAGACCGACGCACAGATTAATGCCGATACTGAAAAGGCAAAACACAGATACCCCAACAAAAACATTATCATATCCATGATTCCTCCTTTTTATAATAAAATTATACATATTATACATAAATCCCTTTTTCCTATAAATTTATATATTTAAGAACAATCATTTTTACATAAATAAAATTCTCAAAAAATAGAACAAACTATAAAAAAGAAAAGCAATTTTTCTGCTCATTGAAAGGAAAAATTAATTTTTTAGAGAAGCCAAATGTTTTGATGTTAGAGCAAATGAAAAAATAATTTTTTATAAATTAAGGAGTTTCTAAAAGTGGCTAATATATCACCTGGTGTGTATAGCAAAATTGTAGATTTAAGTACTTATGTTTCCGAAGTCCCTTCTTCGATTGGGTTATTTTGTTGTCTTACAAAAAGAGGAGAGGACAACAAAATTAAATTTATTGGTTCTCGTGCGGAGTTGATAAGTGAAATCGGGCAACCAAATATTAATGATTATGGAAAAGATTTTTCACAGGGTCCTTATTTTGCATATAATTTCTTAGGAGAGTCTGGAAGTATCTATTTCATGAGATGTCTACCTGAAGATGCACAATACGCAAATATAATGCTCTCAATTCTTTTTGAGTCTGAAGATACAACTGCTTCTATTTCTGTTTCTCATATAGATTCTCTTAATTCAAAGAGAGAAATTATAACCGCATTGGAAGATTCGACCTCTGATGTTCCTCTCTGTATTTTTTATCCTATTGGAAGAGGAGAGGATTATAATAAAGTTTCTATTAGAATGACTAAGCATTCAAATCCATTATATCCAGGAATTTATATTTTGGATGTTTACGAAAAACAGTCAGATGGTAATATAGTCATAATCGAATCTTTTGAAGTTTCTTTTAATCGGGATGCAATGGATTTTGCTGGTGATTCTATTTTTATTGAAAATATTCTTGAAAGATATTCTTCGATTCTTCGATGTAAGGTCGGAGAGGCTGGTTATGCTTTGGCCGGAAGAGTATATGATAACGAAATGGGAACCGTTTCTGTTGTTTTGGAATCATCAGATGCAACAATTACAGACAGCAAACAAAATTTTAAAGATTGGGAAACCGCGTCAGAAACCGGAAATGCTAACTACCAAATAGTGGCAAGAGATGCGCGTGGAAACGTAATTTATGGTTGGTTGGGAGCAGCAGATGAAAATTTCGAAACCGTAAATGTTTTTGATTCGAGAGATCTTGATTCTGCTACACAAGCATGGGCGGGAAACGTTGAAGATTTTGATGATGATTCTATTATTACATATGAAATCAAAAAAGTGGACGTGGATATTTCATCTGCATTTGTTTCAAGTATTCCAAGATCATTAAAATTGGGAACAGATGGGTCTCTAATGACTCCTTCTGGAGGTCTCAATACGGAAGAAGCAATTAGTGTTCTTTCTAAGGCATATGCAGGAATTCTTTTTGATCCGCATTGGTCTGATACTGATGACAAACTCGTGGACGAGATTTTTGATGTCGAATTATATGAATTCAATCTTGTTTATGATGGTGGTTATCCAACAGCAGTAAAAAATCAAATTGTGAATTTGGTTCAGACCAGAAGAGACTGCATTGCGATTTTAGATAATGGCGATAATACGAATTTCAATAACGCAATTTCAGAAAGATTGAATAGTCATACATATAATAATTTTTATACTATATTATATGAAGGATATAATAAGATATATGATCCTTTTACTGGTCAGGAAGTTTGGTTTAGTCCTCTATATCACGCGAGCTATTTAATTCCTAGAAATGATCGAGTTGCTGATATTTGGTGGGCACCTGCCGGTTTGAATCGAGCAATCATCGAAGGAATTAGTGATATTCGTTTCAATCCTAAACAGGGACAACGAGATCAATTATATTTGAAACAACTAAACCCTGTCGTGAAATTCAGTGGAATTGGTCATACTATTTGGGGACAACTGATGTCACAAACTCGTCCTACTCCACTACAAGATTTGAATATTGTAAGATTATATCTTATGATTAATAAAGCACTTTCTCAATTCTGTAAATATTATATTTTTGAAATGAACGATGAAATTACTTGGTCGAAGGTTCATAACCAAATTGTTGAGTTCTTAGAAAATGTCAAAACAAAACGCGGTTTGTATTTTTATGATGTCAGTGTATATGCTACGGAATATCAGAAAAAAAGAAAAACCTTTTCTGTTGATGTTACTCTAGAACCAACTCGTACTGTAGAAAAAATTGAATTAAACTTTTCTATTCAGTAATAATTTGTGAAAATAATATATGGGGAGTTTATGATGCTACGAGCCCACAAAATAAAACTGAATCCAAATAAGGCTCAAGAGCAGTATTTCGCTCAAGCTTGTGGTGTGGTTCGTCATGCCTATAACTGGGCGCTGGCAGAATGATAAAGGCAGTATGAAGCTGGTGAAAAGCCTAGTGAAATGTCTTTGCGTAAGCAGTATAACTCAATTAAACCTATTGAGTTTCCTTGGGCGCTGGACGTGACTAAATGCGCTCCTCAATATGCCATAAAAAACATGGGCACGGCATTCAAAAACTTCTTTCGGAACGTAAAGCAGGGCAAAAAGCCAGGCTATCCGAAATTCAAAAAGAAAGGTCAGCACGACTCGTTACGCGCGGATAACGGTCCACAAAAGAAAGGCGAAAGCGCGGTAAAGGTTGACGGCAAAAGGATTCAGCTCCCCAGAATAGGCTGGATAAAAATGCGTGAAGAAGTTCGGTTTCATGGCTGCATTCAGTCAACGACCGTAAGCAAAATGGCTGACGGCTGGTATGTGTCTGTTCTGGTGGAGACTGAGGATAGACTTCAGACCAAAATGGATAAGGGCGCGGTGGGCGTCGACCTCGGCGTTAAATCGTTGGCGGTGCTGTCCGATGGCACAGAAATAGTCGGGCCGAAACCACATAAGACGACTTCAAAGAGGCTGCGGAGGCTTAACAAGTCTCTGAGTCGCAAGAAGAAAGGCAGTGCTAATTCCAAGAAAGCGAAAGCCAAGCTTTCAAGGCTGCACAAAAAGATATCCGATATACGCAAGGATGCGCTGCACAAGCTATCCCATAAGCTCGTCACCGAGTATAGCGTTATTGGTATCGAGGATTTGAATGTCAAGGGCATGGTCAAAAACCGCTGCCTTGCTCGCACAATATCCGATCAAGGCTTTGGAAATCTCAGAACTATGATCGAGTACAAGTCGACAATGACCGGCGCTGCCGTTGTGGTCGTTGACCGGTGGTTTCCGAGTTCGAAAACTTGTCACACATGCGGCACCATCCACGAGCTAAAGCTCTCGGATAGGATCGTGCAATGCGATTGTGGGAACGTGATTGATCGCGACGTCAATGCTGCAATCAATATAAAAAATTACGCCGTAAGCTCTACGGTGTCAGCTTGTGGAGAGAATGGCTCTGGCGCTGCTTTGGCAGCGTGGAACCATTCTCGGTGAAGCAAGAAGAAAAGCTTAGATTTAATTGAAAATCATAGGTTTTTCAGAGCGGACTATTATTTTAGTCCTCATATATTTTATGGTTTTTATAAGAAAATCAAAAATATTCACAATTATTAATCCCGTCAAAATACACCCAATCAAAAAAACCCACTCAATTATATATACCATCACTGCAATTATAGAAAAGAAACAATTGAATATTCTATTCATCTGGTAAATTTTTCCTTTCTCGTACATTTCTCACTGACCGAAAAAGTTCTGGGAATGTTTTGCAATAGGCTGAGTGTAATAATATCTTTTTCTTATTTTCCAAAAACCATGTAATATCGAAATCAAAAAAACGAATCATAAATTTCCTATTAATAATGACATCTGTTTTAATATAATCTTTATAAAAGGAATCTCTTGTGTTTGATATTGTTTCTATTTCATTATTGTCAGAAAAGGAAACAATATCACTAAAAACAGAAAACCTTTCAAGGTATGACCAAAAATATGATATATGAGATTCTGAATCGGAAACTTGGAGTGCATTTATTTTTATAATAAATAAATGCATTCCAAGTTCTATTTTAGATGTTTTTTCTTTTTCGTTAGTAATTTCTTCGAAAAAGATTTTCCCTATTTTCAACTTATTTAATGGGACTGGCCTGGGAATATTCATTTTTCCTTTCTCCATTTTAAAAAATATTTTGAATTGAACTTCTGTTTTTAAAAAACCATTCCTCGCTGAACTCGTAGAAAAAATACTCAATTGAATTTTTTTCTATTCGGTTTTTAAAAAAATTCCCACTAATAACAATTCCTACTTCGGCTTCCAACACCGCACTGAAGATATGATAATCATCTGTTTCTAACAGACTACAGACGATAGTTTTGTTCTTTCTTGCCAATTCAATCGACTCGATCTTTACTATTTGTAATGTGTTATGTTTTATATATTTGGTTTTCAACAAATATAACTCCCCCACTTTTAATTCTACCAATAAAATTGGCTGAGTATTCATAATTTCTCCTTCAATTCGTGAGATTGATAATTTAATAAATATATTAAATAATAACAAGTTCATATTATTTAATATATTTACAAAAAGAATTTTTTTTGTATATAATATATTATGAATTATTCATTCAGAAATATTCATTTTTCCCC